CAAAAATTATAAGTTGTCAAGTAGATTAATTTTGTCTAACACTATTAATAAACAACTGTTTGCCAACTGGGTATCTTGCTCTAATAAAATCTTGAATGTATCTCCTATCAGCAGTATCTACAGTTTCAGTAATATAATGTGACCTGTTTTGATGGTCAGTATATCTTGCATTAACAGTAAATTGAGTCATTGATATTTCATAATTGCTAACATTATTGTTGGAGCAATTGTATAAAAATAATCTGCCCACTCACAACAACCTTTTCCAAGATACTTATCATAATATAATTCTTTAATTGCTGGAATAATAAGAGCAATAATTATTCCAATTTTTCCAAAAAAGAGTATAAGAATAAAAGAAAGAATCGCTCCCCAGAAAAAATGCAACAGTTTATCTTTTTGAATATTTGAGAGTTTACTTAACATGGTTTCATAATAATAGTTTTATTATACCATTAAAAAAAGGGATCGTCAAGATCCCTTTCACTTTATTTAAAGATAGTCTTTTCGAGTGTGATGTTCTGGAACTACTTTACCCAACTTGACGGTAAGGAGTCCATCTTCCAATGAGACATCCCTGACTTCATAATCATCTGCAAGTGTCCAGGCTCTGTTGAAAGATCTTTGAGCCAAGCCTTGATGGAAGTACTCGGATCCATCCTCTTTATCTTTTTTCTTTCCTTCAACGAATAGTTTTCCGTATTCAGTATAGACATTGACTTCCTCCTTTTTAAATCCAGCAAGTGCGATCTCTAAACGAGACTCAGTATTATTTACTTGTATAAGATTGTAAGGTGGGTAGTTTGTTATGGTCTCAGTAAAAAACTTATCGAAATAAGTATCCATACCGATACTGTTTTTTGTGATGCGATCCATTAAATCTCCTAGATCGGCAGCACGATACCTTTGTAAGTTCATAGTTCTCCTTAAGTAAGCGAGTGTAAATTGTGTCCCCGAAGGCGACACTACTAATTATAACAGCAGACAAAAAAATAAGGGGTGGTGAACCCCCTAACAACACTTCGGTTTCCTCCCTAGTCTAGCAGTACTCTACAGTTGCTGACGCAAGTTTTATCTCTTACATCACATTCCGAAATACATTCAAAGTAGTCATCAACTGAATCGTTGGAAGATGTCTCACGTTCGAGATTCATCCAAGGTCTTAAACTATTGAACGATATAAGATTGTGCATAGATTGTTTTGAATTAAACACATAACTATCTATATGATTTAACTAAGATAGTAACACTTCTTCATCGTCACTATTTTCTTCATTAAGATTTGCAACACGTTTCTTATCATTTTTATCATCACCCACAACTTCTCTTAGCAAGTTGTTAACGTCTTCTCGTAGGTTTGGTAGGTTTGACATTACTCCTCCTCTGGTTTTATTCTTTTGCCAATATTGTATTTGGTTTCTAAATTCCAATCATTCTTCTCTTTGTAAGAGATAACTTTAATCTGATTCAATGGTGCAATGTCATTAACTTTATCAGTCGAGACAACGGAAACCAATCCCCAGTCTAAAAGCAACTGGATAATACGATTTCTTCTTTGTACGTCATTGACTGTAATATTAGCTCTCTTACCATCTAATGCGAATAGTTCTTTGAAATGAACGATGTAGTATCTGCCTTGTTTATGTAGAATATGACAAGACTGATATAACTTCTTTTCTTTTCTTGAGGCCACACCAATACGAGTCAGCGTTTCTCTTACCTTAAGAAAATCATCTGGTTCATTTAATATAATCTCAATCATTTGGTCTGGCGACCAACTAATCTGAGGCTCAACAATTGAGTTCATTTTCTACCTCCAGTCTCAAGTCGATCTCGAATAAACGAGAGTTGTTCTCTAGTCAGAATATTTAAAACCTGTTTTGCTTTTTCATTACTATAACCGTAATAACGTTTAACAAGTTCAAGGTTTTCAATTTGTTCTTTACGAAGCCAAGGAGAGTATCTCTTCCTTTTCCTGAGGCTATTTAGAAAAAAGTCATATTGTAACTTCTTTGCTAGATTAGGATGTTTGTTCATTTCATTCGCAAACATGACTGCATCTATATGTCCAGATAAGCATCTGTTAATAATATAAGATGGATACTGTTTTTCAATATCAGGATCCTCATCAATCAAATTATTTTTATTTGTGTTGATTGAGTTTAACCAATCTTTCAATTCCATTTTTTTCTTTTCACAATGATTTGATCATTTTCATAATCAGGTATAAATTCTATAGGGTCATCATTATCCCAACAAAGTTCTCCATATAGAGAATTTAGAATAGACATATCATCCCAGAGGTCGTTTGGTCTAGTCATGTTTCTCGCTCCAGTCTTTGAAATTAGTTTGTAAATCTAAAGGTTCGGGATCTGTGATACCCTTCACTTTTTTCCAATTACTATACAGTGCTTGGAGATGCCATGATTGAGATAAACTCTTTGGCCCATGTTCTAGAAGATCGAGTTCCATCTTATTTCTTGTATAAGATTTATACTCTTCTCTCCAATTTGAATCATCAAAATCTTTCATAATTTATTTTCTGATAATAACAACGTCTCCTTCATCATCATCGTCGTCTTCATCTTGTGCTTTGAAAACTAAAAGTTCTTCACCAGATCGAACATCTGACATCTCTGGATGCACATTTCTTCTCTCTTGTTGTCGATTAAAGTCTCTTAAGGTTGAAGTCATCATAGCATACATGTATGCGAAGGTTGCCCCTGCAAGACAAGCAAAACAAAGAAAATATATAAAGACGCTGGTGTCATTCATCGGAAACCTTGTTGTAGTATCTTTTGTATGGGGACTTGTTTTATCTTATCTATAATGTCAGTCTCTATTTTGTCTAGAATGTTTACATCTAGATGCATGAATGGTGGAATGATACCCAACATTCTTAATAGTCCATCGACAAATAATGCAAGAGTAGTGAATCCAAGAATCATACTGATGACAGTGGCTTCACGATTATGTTTTGCCATTGATTCATCATCGATTCTCCGTGCTTCATCAACAGCTTCCTTAACAGCAGCTTCAAGAAGAATTTTAACTTCTTCTTTGGTGTAAGCATACTTACGAATTTTTTCTTCACTAAGACTTCTCTCTCTAGGATAGTCTGTGATAGGAAATTCTTGTAGAATTGTTTTGATCATAGTAGTTACCTGATGATGTCGATGTGCATGTCTTTAGTCCAAACCTCTAATTCTGTTCTAAGAGAACCGCTGGACTTAAGACTTTCATATCTTTTAGAGGCCTTGTTCTTCCACCTTTTGATGAGATTCTCTTGATAGAATTTATCAAAGTTGATGGGGTTTTTCTCTAGTTTGTCAGTATCTCCTCGAATAACTTCTCTAGAATTAGCAAATCCATAGTCACTGAAGTAAACTCTTTTCTTTTCAGTGAGGTTCTTTGCATTTGCAATTGCAGTCTGAAACTCCGCAGCCTTTTGAGAAGACGAGTTCTTTTTGATGATAGATATCATCTTTTGTTGAGTCTTCAACTTGCGACTCGAAGCGTCCTCTTTGACTAAGAGTTTGTCGTTGTTTCTCGCTATAAACCATTTATTTAATCCTTTAAAGACATCATCATGTAACAAAGGAGTAAAATCACTCATAGTCAATCCTTTGTATCTCATGTATGGTTTCAATCCATCATATTGTGATGATGATTTTGTTGTGCCATAAAGTGATGTGGTTTCAAACAAGCAAATATCAGATCCATATTTACTATTTAACTGTTCTCTAGCTTCATGAGAACAACATAATAACGCAAGAAGTTTACCACCCAGATAATTAAATCCAAATGGTTGAGTCGGAACAATAATAAATCCCATGATTGAATGACGATTGAATCTCTTCAACTCAGGTGGTCTACCTAACCAATCATTACGAGGTTTGCAATTAATAGTAGGAGAACCAAAACGAATAAACCCAACTATCTTTTTTGTATTTGTTTCCATGACAATCCACTTGAGTGACTTGCCAGGAATTGAACTCTCAATCGAATGAGATGTTGTTATCTGTAGTCTCTCATTGAAATATTCATTTGTGAAACCATCAGTATCTCCAGCGGCATAAACTTTGAAGTTCATGTCATTTGGGTGCATATCAAATGCATCAAACATATCCTCTTCAGGCCCACAGCCAGGAAGATATGTCGGCATCTTTGACATACGATCTAATTTTACATTACGAAGATATTCATCAATACGACCCATGTTTGAGAAGTAATCGATAAATTGATCTGCTGCGTAGGCAGCATCACTTTCACTTAGATTCATCTTATAATAGGCATTTCATAATCTCTGTTTGGAACAGGCATAACTCTTGGTCTATTGACATATGCATCAACAAGAGTATCAAGGGATTTAGACATACTACGATATCCAGTACCGACATAAATTTGTCCTGCCATCACGGCGAAGGTGCATGCACCCCAGAAAATATAATACATATTTGATTTCACTTGATTTTTTTAATTTTGTATAAGATTTAGTCATCGTGGTCATCCCAAGGATCTGCTAGGTTTTTATTTGCAAAGAAACCTTTGTATATACCATACGCAGCCAACAGAACAGTAATCACTGCAATCGATATACCAAAAGTATAATTAGGATTGAATGTAAAGTGTGGTATAAGTGTGTCAGTACACTTTGCTATTTTCTCTGGATCACTCCAAGTGCCAGGCAAAGTATAAACTGGCGGACATGCTAAAAAAATCATAATTTATTTTCAATCTTATGATAGACTTCTACATAAGATTCACATTTAGGACAAGTAAGGTTTGTAATTATATCATACTCCATATCTTCAAAATCGTCAAGGTCATGGTCTCCGCCCCAGATCAATTGTGTGTTACAATGCCAACAATTCATTATTCAAAAGGTAAGTGTGGTCTGTTAAATTTAATTCTAAACTTTCTAAGGAATCTGTCAATGGCAAACTCTCCTCCACCATAACAAAGAACACAAAATGCTCCACCAAAGTATAGAATAAGAAGTTCTAACAAATAGATGTTGAAACCAGCTGTGACAATCGCATGATAGATCGCAACTGTTATAGTTCCTATGATAGCTAACGCACCAAATCTTGTAAGTAATCCAACTATTAACAACCAACTACCATATATCTCAGAGTAGGCTGCAATGTATGAAGAGAATATTGGAAATGGTAATCCAATAGGTCTTACAAATGCATCTGCAAAATTTTCTATGTCTGCTAATTTTTCATATCCATGATGTATTAACATGGTTCCTATTGATAATCTTAGAATCAATAGACCGAATGATTTAATCATTTGAATTCACACTCCAACATTATTTCCGTGAGTGCAGCGAGGAGATTAATCTCTTGATCTGCAACAAAGGCGATTTGATATTGATATCTAGCAATGATAAGAACTGCGGCAGGGATACTGGCATTCTTGAGAGAACCATATAAAGAGTCGTATATGCGACGTAGAAGTATAGCAGGGTCATTGTCTAAATTATCTACACACCACTTACGAACAGCGGGAAAGTTTTTTTCCTTAAGATTCTTTGTAAGGTCATTGATTGATACATCAGAGAATGTTGCTAGAATACCTGTATCTATTCTACCACTTGCAGAGTATCTTTGGCATTCATTTAATACTCTCCTCCAATCAGGAAAGTGTTTGTTGATAAGTTCTACGATTACTTTCTTGTCATACTCAACTCTTTGTTCTTCAAGAATAAGATTAAGTCTCTTGAAGAACTCAACTGCAATCTCTTGTTTCTCTTTACCTTTTATTGAGAAATCTACAACTGCACATCTTGAATGTAGAGGTTCGATTATTTTGTTCTTATAGTTGCAAGTAAATATAAATCTACAGTTGCCATAGAACTCTTCGATGTTTGCACGAAGTAGAAGTTGAACATCATGAGTTGTATTGTCTGCCTCATCAATGATAATGACTTTGTGTTTTGCACCACCCATCAAAGAAACAGTAGATGCAAAGTTCTTTGCCTGATTTCTTACAGTATCAAGAAAACGACCTTCATCAGAACCATTGATAACATAAAAATCTGCACCAAGTTCATGGCACAGAGCTTTTGCAACAGTAGTCTTACCACACCCAGCAGGGCCTGCAAGTAGTAAATTAGGAACTTCACCCTTTTTTAGAAAACTTGAAAATGTTTTCTTTGTATTTGCAGGCAAAATACATTCTTCAATTGTTTTAGGTCGATATTTTTCAACCCAAAGAAAATCACTCATTATTTAAAACCCTTTGTTGTTTTTGGTTTGTCAATTACTTCAACAATCATATCTGGATTGAATGCAATATTATTCCACCAGTATTCTTGTACTTCATCCCATGATTTTAACACAACAGATTTATTTTTGCAAACCATCTTATAATGATGTCTGTCATATGGTTTATTACAGGTTTGTCCAAAGAAACGAGGATCATCTTTTCCTATCAACTCTGTCATTCCTGTGACCTCCACTCTTTTCTCATAGACTGATAGGTCTCATCGTATGCTGCCTTGTCTCTTACTTTTTTGAAAACAGTTGCAGAGCGGGACTTTTCACAGTGTAGTGCGGTTGGCGACTGCGGTGATATGGAACCATCGCTAGCGTACTTCTTTCCACTAGGATGATTTGCATACCTACGGGCGCGAGTAAATCCCATCTCAAGAAACTTCCTTGCCATATCCATTCCAATGAAGTCCTGTTGCTCCTTATAGTCACAAAACATGGAGTAGATCTTATCAGCAGATTTGCGAGCAATATTTTCATTTACAAACCTCCAATGAGCGCATATATCGTTAGTGTAAGGCCGTACCAGTAACACTCCTTGTTCTCCCCTTCCAATACGATAAAGTTTGCGAGTTTCTTCATCTGTAAAGTCAAGGGTCTTGTAATTGAGTCCATAATCAAATTCTTTCATGTTCTTGAGATGTAACTTCAGTTGCCTTAAAGGCTTCTTTCATATATTCTACTGCTTTTTCTGGAAGACATTTATCACTACATGTAAAGATGTCACATTTTGCAACACCAGTTTCTGGCCATGTGTGAATACTAATATGACTCTCAGCGAGTAAAGCAAAACCAGTTACACCTTGAGGTGTAAATTCATGATAGTCTATCTTTAGTATCTTTGAATTTGAAATTAAAGAAGCATGAAATAAACTATTGCGAACATGTCTTGCATCATCTAAAAGATCTGCAGAACATCCCTTGAGATCAAATAGAATATGTTTCATGATAACCATGCAGGTTTTTTAGATGGGTCACGAAGATAATTAGATGCAGCCCAAGGTTTGGATGAAATATATCTTTTGTACT